CTCTCGCCGTCTCTCCGAGCCGCGTAGCGGCGGCAGCCAGTAGCCACGCGGCTGTCGTTCTGCACATTATATGCGAATATCTGGGGGTGGGGAGCGCGATAAGTGCGAAAAATGGGGGAAATGCTGATAGCGACGGGGGCGCGGGCCGTCGCTTGGGGGGTGGTTTGACGGATTGTCTGCGAAATTCTACGGGCTATATCACCACATTATCTGCGAAAAATGAAACAACGGATGGCCTGAACCCGGGGCGTTAGGAGACGCTGGGGAGCTCGGGCCCGAGATGATCAGTCAGCGCCAACAGGGCGGCGCGGAAATGGCCCTGGAAGCCCGCGGTGGCCCTGTCACGGGCCGCCTGGGCGGCGTCGGAGACAGCCTGCTTCCCCTCGACCTGCCCCACCACACCATCGAGTAGCTGCTGGATGAAGACCGCTTTGATGTCCGCCAGGTGGCGGTCGGCGGTAAGCTGCGCCTGGGCGCGGAGGAAGACGCGCAGCTCGCGGGACATCTGGAAGCCCTGCCCGGTGGCCTGGGCGGCCGCCTCACCGCCGGCGATGACGAGCTGCTCGAGGTACTTGCGTACGATCGCCACGTAGCGGTCCGGGTTCGCGAGCGACACCTTCGCCAGTACCTGGTAGACGCTCGCCCGGGACAGTGGGTTGCCACCATCGGCGCTCCGGGCCAGGGCAGGGGCCGCCTTGCGCTCGAGCTGAGCGATCAGCTCGTCGAGAAGCACTCCGGCCTCAGTCTGGAAGCTATCCTCTACCTGGTCAAAGAACTGCCCCACCTGCGCGATGTCGGTAGAAGCAAAGGCCGCCGGCAGCTCGTGGCCGCATGACGCCGGCCCAGGGGCGAGTCGGACAGACGCCTTGGCCTGGTCATCGTCCGGCGCTGTGTCGGATGGCGCGCCGCGTGGCGATCCCTGGGGCTTGGGCGCGGGCTGCTCATCGGGGAGTGGTGGTAGGCCGTACAACTCGCGGACGCGCTCCTCGACGGGTCGGTCTGGGGTAATGAGTTGTCCGCTGACGAGCTGGGCAAGAGCATAGCCGATCGCGTCGAGCTCGAGGACCGTGCGAGGATCCTCGCAGTAGACCTCAGGATAGGCTGACATTCCGGGCCAGTTGTAGGCGCAGAGCTGTGGAATTGGGCCGCGGTTGAGATTGCCGGCGATGCCTGACGAAAGCGTCTGCTCGGCCAACATGAAGACCCTGCTGTGGTTATCAGAGAGCGCCTGGGTGCCCTGGCCGGTCTGTCCCAGGTTCAAGAACTGCGCCAGGGCGGTCCTGACGATCTGGACGTCATGATGCTCAATGTACGGCATGACGTCGATAGGGTTGCGTTGGGCCTCGAGCAGTGCGAGATCCATGTCGGCGTCCTTGATGAACCCGGTGATATCGCGGGCCCGGAGCTGCTCAATCATGGCCAGGAACTTCTTGCGCTGGGGGTCCGACATTCCCGGTGGCACCGAACCTATCATGGTACCCAGCAGGTTGTTCTCGATGCCGAGATTGATGATGCGATACACTGAATCCTTGATGAACCAATGCTTGTACGCCTGGCGCAGAACCGGGAAGCCGGCATAGTGCCGCCCTTCGAGGCGGTAGGTGGTGACCAGGAGCTTCTCAGGAGGGATGGTTACCTCCTGCCACTTGCCGTCGGCGCCGATAGCGGCCTGCTTGATTCCAGGGCGCCAGGTGTGGTCGAAGGTGTGAAACTCAGTCACGGAGGTCTGTGGGAGGTCGGAGAACGCCTCCCACTGGATATAGCCGTCGCGCTCTACCCAGATCTGCTCGTGGACCGAGAAGCCCAGGAGAACTGACAGGAGCATCTGCCGCAGGAAGTCGTCCCAGGTGACTGCCATTCCTTTCAGCAGGTTGCGCTCTATGAGCTCGGCGGCCTCCTGCTCTGCGCGCCCTTCGCCGGCGGCCTTGACAGACCACTTCACCGCCCGCACCGGCAATGAGATGATCGCTTCGAGCGCCGCCACCTGCGCGTCGGAGCGACGCATCTTGTCATAGGTGAGGATGGCTTTGTTTCCGACCAGAGCCGGGTTGTACTCACCAGGTGACAGGCTATCCCAGGAGGGACACCCGCAGATGCCGAGCGCTTCGAGGATGACTTCCCGGTGCGCGAAGTCGGCGGGACTAGTGCGCGTGGCCCGGTGGCTCCGGGTGTTGGTTCGGCGTGCTCTACTCATCTGAGTGCTCCGGTCTGTTGGTGCGTACTCGGCATGACACCGGCAGCGCCAGATGCCAGCAGAGGCTGGTGCGGTCGTCGTCCTCGGCGCTGATCGCCTGGGTGTTACCAATCGTGATCGGACTGTCTATCAGCCCTCCGAGGTAGCGGTGCTCGGGTAGATCAAGCAGCTCCGTGATCGCACACTCGCATGCCTCGGCCCTGGTCTGAGCCTCATCATCGCTGGCGCCGAAACACCAGATCTCGAGGACGTAGCCGAGCAGGGCATCGCGGGTGTCGCGCGTCAGGCGCAGGCCGTCTTTGTCGCTATTGCCGCGGATCGCCCCGAGGTAGCCGATCGCGATCTGGTCGCCACTGATGGCGCCAGGGGGAACGGGCAGGAATGCCAGATCGGTCAGGAACGTGTGTCCCATGGTCGCGAGGCGGTCGATCAGGTCGTCCTGGAGGACGGCAAGGATCGCTTCACGGACGCGGGTCTGCAGCGGCACGTAGAACTCGCTCATACTCCCACCTCAGCATGTTGGCCCTCTTCCCAGAGCCAGCGGGCGAAGATCTCGACGGCGCGGGTCTGTGCCGACTCTCGCAGGCGCATCATGGGTCGCGCCGGGAGCTTAGCCTTCGGGGCCCCGAGCTGATGGAGGAGACCGAGATTCCACTCGCCGTCAGGGGTGCGCAGACTGGTACCGATGATGAGCTCGTCTTTGGTCAGCGTGTAGATGGCGTGCTTTGCCCTGCGGTTGGTCAGCGAGGCGAGTAGGGCTCCGGTCGCCTGCAACTTGGGCTTCCCCGGGTACTTACGTGCCTTCCAAGCGGCGTAGGCTGCGCTCAGCGGATCCCATCCGGGATCTCCCTCGGCCTGGAACTGGTGGCGTATCTCCGGGTAGATGACGTCACGAGCCATACGCGCCAACGGGCGGGCGTAGTTGGACAGCGTCATCGCCAAACGCGTGAAGCGGCGTGCGAGCTGCCGCTCGCCGGCGATGGTCCAGTTGAGATCAAAGCTGTAGCCAGCCATCAGTAGTCCTGGTCACGTGTGAAAATGCGCTCGTCGGTCGGCACGGTATAGGTGACCTGGCCGCCCATGCCCTGGGAAGCCTGGTCGTCGTCCTCGAGTGAGAGGCGTCCCGCCTGTATGTCGGCGAGGGTAGCGGCGGCCGCGGCGCTGAGCAGCTTCGCCCGGGCGAGTTGGGCGTCGCTGTTGAAGTAGATGATCGGCAGCAGGTCTGCGAGGACAAGCTGCACACAGGTATCGATGATCAGCTTCGGCGGCGCGGCGAAGGGCACGGTGTAGCGGTCGCGGCACTTGCCGTCGATGATGTCGGACTTGCGCTCGATCAGGTCGTCGACGGTGGTCTCCGCCGGCGCCGGCGCAGTTCCCCAGCGCACGGGGGCGCCGATCAGCTCCAGCAGGTCATCGGGCGTACAGTAGGAGGCCATGCTCAACTCCCCGCGTGCTTGTCATAGTAGGTGCGAGCGTAGGAGTCCGCCGGCTGACGAGCGACCCAGCCGGCATGTGCCAGGTATGGCATGACGGCGACGGCCGCGCGGTCGAACTGGTCGTCTGCTTCGCGGAGCGCGGCCTGCTCCGCAGCGGAGATACCGGCTCCGGCCACCAGGGCGCGGCGGAGATCATCGCGGTAGTAGAAGGCCTCGCGAATGTGGAGCTGGTCCAGGTTCGGGATGTCAACGGCATAGAGACACCACGAGTCAAGTGCTATCGCGTCGCCGCCTTGAAGAGCCATGCAGTCACCATTCCCCCACGAGTTCCGTCCAGTCTGCGCCCTCGGAGACGAACTGGTCATAGTGCAGTTGCCCGGCGTGAAAGAGCTGGGAACGCTCAGTGTCCCAACAGGTCCAGGCCTCCCGAATGGTGTTGCGACCGACCTGCACATTGCGTGCCCGGAACACTACCAATGGCATCTCGCCATAGTCGAGCGAGTTGTACATTAGCACGGCAACGTCCGGATTGGCTCCCAGGACTGCGCTGGGGAGCTGACGGAAGTCGGCACTACTGAGCAACTGCCTGATACCCCAGTCGTCACGGTGGTGCTTGAAGTCGGCGCCGTAGTGTCCCCACCACTGTCGCGTGGCTCCCTGCTGGGCGCACTGGCCGAGTATCCTGGCGTTGATCGCGGCATACGCCCCGGCACCGGAGGAGATGGCGTCGGCCACGATCGTGCCGGCGATCTGGCGCAGGGTCTCGCGCAGGGCAGCGTCCGGGATGGCCCTAGCAAAGATCAGCTTGGCTTTCTCGCCTGCCTTGCGGCTGTAGATGAAGTCCCTGCCAGTAGGCCTGGCGGGCACGCGTAGGCCTTCGTACTTCTTTGGGTCGGTGACGAAGTGGCCCTCCTGCTGGATCAGTTTGGCCCAGGCCCTACGGGCTTCTTCGAGATCTCCGCCAAGCTGCTCGACCAGCTTGTCAGGAGGCTCGTGCAGGTCCTGCTCGGCGGGGTTGCCGTTGTTGTCGCGCTCATCTTTGTGGATAGCCACCAGGATGCGCCGGCAATGGATGTGTGAGGCCAGGTGCCAGCGGATCCACTCGGGCGAGCCGCGGCGGATCTTCCGGCCATGCAGTAGTTGGCAGAGCCTGCAGGTGTTGTGATCCAGGTGCTCGATGATCTGATCCACGGGCCACTCGTCCGCCGGCGTAGCTTCCGCGCGCCCGAGTTCATACATGCGCGCGGTCATGGCACCGCTGGTGCCAGTGAGCACTTCCGACTGCTTGCGGGCGACGTCCGTCATACGCCTGCGCCGCCGTGAGTTCGCAGTATCTCAAGCGCGCGCCGATGGGACCGGAGGGTATCAGCGTCCTCCTGCTCGAGGCCGGTGGCCTGGCGGACAGCCGTGAGCGCCGGCAGTGCCGCGGCCTGGTCCATCTGTCGGGCCAGTGCCGCGGCCGCTTGATCGAGGATCCTGATTGATGGCCGTAGGTCAATGCTCATAGATTGCGCTTTGCGGTTCTCTTTGGATCTGCCGTCGTCGTCCGTTTCTGGATAGCCTGTTTGGCGGCGCGGGCGGCGGCGGCGCGGAGCTTCGGGCAGCCGGTGGCAGTGCAGCCGTCGTGGCCGGGATGGACCTGCTTGCCCAGGTGTTGGCACCAGTACCAGGGGCTGAAGCCGTCGCCTTTGGCGACCAGGTAGCGACAGGTGGTCATAAGTTCATCGCCACCATTCGGGCGGCGGCGGCGGCCTGGCGCGCTCGTGCTTGCTCCCAGGCGATCAGGCGCACGATCGGCGCGCCGAGGAGTTGGAGTAGGTCGTTGTGGCTGGCCAGAGCCAGCGTTCGGAGGCGTAGCTGGCGGGCGGCGGCGTCGTCATCAGGGTTCGCGGCGAGCCTCATGTGCAGGACATCGATATGGCGCTGGGTGCGCTGTATCTCCGAGTTGATGAGCTCGGCCGCGAGCTGTACGTTGCGCGGCAGGTGGGCGAGACAGCACATGTCGGGTGGGCCTGGTGCCTGTTCCATGTCAGTCACCCTCCGTTTCCTCGAGGCAGTCGGGGCAGATCCCGTTGACCAGCTCGGCCAAGCGGGTCCAGGTGTTGCAGTGGCGGCAGCGGGCGATGGACCGGGCGAGGCGGTCGAGGTCGTCGAGGTGGAGGTTGCGGATGCCGTAGCCGAGGCCGGCGAGGCCCGCGGGGATCGACATGTCGGTTTCCACCAGGTGGATGCAGAGTCTGCGGAGCTCGGTGGGGTTGAGGCGTTGTGGCACGGCGCGGGCGGCGAGGCCGGCGGTGTCGTGCTCCTGGGCCGCGAGGGTGGCGTCGGCGGCGCGGTCGAGGTAGTCCATAGTCAGTTACCAGTTTCCAGTTGGCGGTCGTCAGTCTCCGAGGCGGCGAGCTGGGCGGCCCAGGCGACGAGCTGCGGGTAGGCGGCTTCGAGGTTGGCGCGGGCGTCGTCGCGGTTGCGGCCGCCCCCGCGGAGCTGCAGCTCGTGGCCGCTATGGCACTTGACCTTGATGCCGTAGCGGCAGTGGACACCATCTGTGCAGCAGGAAACGTCGCCGCGGACGTCCGCGATGTTGGGCAGGGGCGGCGTCGGAGCAAAGCCGAGGGAGAGGTCCTTGCGCTGATAGGAGTTCGGGCTGTTGACCTCCCGCCAGGCATCCTCGGGGATGGCGGGCGGCGGGTCGGTGTCGGCGGGCTCCTGCTCGGGCGCGAGGCGGTGAGCGGCGGCCAGGACGCAGAGGTGATACTCGGCGCTGGTCATCGCGTCCCGCGGCTTGGACTGCACCAGGTGATCAGCCAGGGCGAGCGCGATCTCCGCGTCGGCGCCGGGGTAGCTCTGGTCTGCGGACGACCCCATAGGCCGAGGCAGGTCCTCGGCGTCAAGGTGTAGGGAGATGACCTGCATGGCGGCGATCGCCACGGCGGCGAGCTGTGTGAGCTCACTATAGAGGTCCTGGAGGTTCTCGAGGGCTTGGCGGCCACGATGGATCTCGTTGACGCAGAGGGCGCACTCGCCGAGTTCCTCCATCATGATGGTCATCCAGTGGGAGGGCGAGAGGTCATCCTGCGAGCCCCACTGCATGACCTGGCGGCAGCGCTCGGCGGCGACGTCGGAGAAGGCCTGGTCCGAGCGCATGGTGGCGACCAGGGCGTCCGAGAGATCGTCCTCGCGGAAGGGGCGAGGGTAGGGTGTTGAGTTGTCGGGGCGGGCGACTTCCATGATCTACTGTCCTTTCGCAGGTTCCGGGCAGAAGCCCGGTGTGCCGAGATGCGTGTGATAGGCCTCGAGGGCCAGGGTCTGGGGGAGCTTCTGCGGGTTCACCGCGTTGGCGGCGGCGGCGGCCGTGTCGGCGACGTCGCCGCGGGCGATGACGTTGCGCTCGTGGCCGAGGCAGACGAGCCACTCCCAGTCCGGTATGAGCCGGCGGACGATCAGGACGTGGCGGCGGTCGGGCAGACAACGCCACTCGTAGCGGTCGCGGATCGTGAGCCAGCGGTATGTGCGCGGCTTGGGCGGCTTGGCGGGCGGCATGGCACGGATGCTCCTTGTGTCTGCGGCCGGGCTAATACCCGGCGGGATGCTTGCGGTACCAGGTTGCCAGGATGCGGCGGAGCCTGGCGTCGGTGGGTCGCCAGCGGTGATACTCCCGCGGAGACGCGGGGTAGAAGACGGTGGAGAGCAGCGCGATGCCGGTACGGCCGGTGCGACGGTGATAGTAGGAGGCCTCCGCGATGTGGGCGCGGATGTTGGTGCGCGGATCCAGGAGGTCGTCCGGCTCGGTGGCGCCGACCTGGCGAGCGAAGCCAGGCCACTTGACGTCCATCGGGCCATAGCAGAGGCCCGGGGCCTGGGAGCGGAGAGTGAGGCCGAAGTTGCTGAAGCCGTAGACGAGGCTCCAGTACCATTCGGTCTCGATGCCGGCAAGCTCGTGATGGATGCAGAAGTAGTCGGCCAGTTCCGGCGAGTAGGACCAAGGGGCGACGGCCTGCCAGAGTGCACGGCATTTGTGGCGGCGGAGGCGCTCCGGGGTGGGGCGCGGCGCGGGAGGGGCGGGGATCTCGACGGCGGCGAGAGGCGAGAGAGCCGGATCCGCACACGGAGTGTGCGGGCCACGCGAGAGAGGAGGCGAGGCGAGGGCGTTAGGGAACGTGGCGAGGCGGCGGTTGATGCCCTGGCCAACCGCGAAGGCGGCGGACCAGATGAGGGCCACGACGGCGATCTGTAGATAGAGATGCGGGCTGCGGCGTGGACTCATGGTGTCACCATTCGCGGGCGGCGTGGGAGCCGCCGATAGTGCAGGTCTCGAAGTCGAAATCCGCGCGGGGGCCGATAGCGAGCTTGACGGCGACCTTGTGCGCCATCTCCAGATAGGTCAGGTAGAGCCCGAAGTGATTCTCGACGTGGCCGGCATACTCGCGACGGCCGGTGTTTGGGTTGGGTATCTTCACGAGCTTGCTGCAGTGCCGGCGGAACGTGGCCATGATCTCGAGGGTCTGCTTGGGCAGGCGGAGAGCGGCGCACTTGACCAGGTCCGCGGCGTTGTCGATGGCAGTGGTGCGGTCCTGCAAGACGATGGGGATCGGGGTGCCGACGCCGTCGTCTTCATCGCCGATAACGAACTCGTTGCCGCGGAAGTAGGCGAGGGCGAGACGGCCCTGGAGGGCGCGGGCCAGGGCGAGGGCCTGGCTGTGCTCGGGGCGCCCGTCAATGACTGAGAAGTGGCAGAGGGCGAGGAGTTGGTGGAGCTGGTCCCAGGCGGAGACGACCTTGTCGCCCAGGCGGAGATCCCTGATCTCGCGCAGGTCCACGACAGCGTAGAGGTCCTGCCAGACGACCCCGAGTCCGGCATGGATAACGTCGCCGATGTCGGCGGCGCCGATGATGAGGGGGCGGGCGTCTTCCGGCAGGCGAGCCAGGAAGGGCCGCAGGCCGAGGCCCCAATCACCGCAAGCGGCGTTGACGACGTCGATAGAGAGGGGCTGCTTGTCGCCGGCGAAGGTCAGGCCCAGGACGGAGTTCTGGAAGTTCTCCATGGCGTCGGTCGAGGTGGCGCAGGGGCGCCAGTCTCGGGCCAGAGAGAGCGGCGTGGTGGCCGGGCCATAGAGCTGCGAGATGCGGTAGCCGCTGACGTCACGACCAGGATGCCGGGCGACCCACTCGGCCTTAGCGGCCAGGCCAGCGCCGCGGACGCGGGCGCCGCAGTTGGTGCAGACCAGGCGGTACTCGTTGGCGCCGAGGGCGGCGGCCGGATCGTCCGGGGCGTGGCGGCAGCCGTTGCAGGTATCGTCCACGGGATGCCAGGCCGTACACGTAGGGGTGTGCTGGTGGAGACAGGAGGGCCACTCTTCCTCGAGGCAGTGCCAGGTGCGACAGCGGGGGCAGCGGTGGAGGTAGGTCTTCTGGTCGCTCAACTCGTAGCGGGCGTTGATACCCCAATCCGGCACGCTGGGCTGCGACAGCTCGAGGACGTGCTGATAGCTGCTGTGACGGAGGCGATCGCGCAGCCAGATGGCGAGGCGCTGGTCGACTTCGTCCACCTCGTCGAGGACGTAGCCGTCGAGAGAGATGGACTTGGCGTCACCGAGGTCCTGGAGGCCACAGAAGTAGGCGAAGCCCGGGCCGATCTGCTTCACCATGATGTTGTCGGCGCCCTTGCGTCGGGCACGGCGGCGCCCGGCGGCGTTGGCGCCATCGAGGGCGTCGATCTTCCCGAGGGACTCGGCGAGGAACTGGTCGGCGTTGATGAGGGGATCGAGCTTGCCCTGGACCAGTCGCTTGATGAGGCCGCCGTCAGTGATGTAGTAGCCATAGTTGCGTCCGAGCTCGCACTCGTGGAGGAGCTCGCCGAAGGCGCAGGTGGTGATGCAGACCTGGGCGCCCTTCTGGATGACACGGTGAGGGGCAGTGTCGGCGACGATGTCGCGGAGGTACTCGTGGTTCTGGTATGACCAGGGCTTTCCGTCCGGGCGGACGTGGCGCTGGAAGAACTGCTCGCGCCTGGCCGGGACAGTGCCTTTGACGAGCTGGGAGGTGATGCTCATGTGGCTTCACCTCCGGGGGACGGTGCGTCGGTGGTTTCCTCGAGTTCGAGGAACTCGAGGAGTGCGGGCTCGATGCGGGCCCAGATGTCCGGCGCCTTGGTGCGGAACTCTTCGCGCATCTGATCTACGGCGAGTTGCATGCGGGCGCGCTTGGCGGCATCGTAGCGCAGGAGTCTGTCCTGCAGCTCGAGGGCGCGGAGGCGGGTGGTGGCGTCTGCGGTCTGGACGGTGCTCGCGGTCTTGGCGATGTCGAGGGCGAGACGGACAGCGCGCTCGGGTTCGGTACGGGCGAGGTCCTGGAGGTTGTCGCGGACGCCGTTGAGCAGGGGCAGGATCATGATGCTGAGCAGGCGGGTGATGATGACAGCGACATTGCCGTCCTGGACCGAGCCGATCTGCTGGGAGATGACGGAGAGCTCGAGGTGGGTGCGGATGGCATCGCGGACGAAGTCCATCAGGTGATCGGACTTGTGCTTGCAGAGGCTCTGGGGCGAGGTCTTGACGCCGGCCTGTGCGCAGTGGGCGATGATGTCGGCGTGGGTGACGCCGGCGAAGAGGGAGCGGTTGACCCAGTCGAAGAGCTGGGGGTCGTGGACCTTGAGCTGGCAGAGCTTACAGCGTGGCTCGACCACGCAGGGGATGTGGGGGAAGTCGTCAGGCATGGTGGCGATCAGAGCGGCCTGCGAGTGCTTGCCCGGGGTGATTGCCGGATCGGTTGTGAAGTCGTTGGTGGCCATGGGAGGGATGCCTAGCTCTTCGTGATCAGGCGTTGCTGCGGAACCATTCGCACCAGGTGTCGAGGTCTTCGAGGTAGACCTTGCGGACAAGACGGCCCTGCCCTGGCAGGGATGCCCTGACCATCGAAGCCGGGAGCTTGCCAGAGGCGTCGGCGCGACCGATGCGTTGCCGCAGCATGTGGTACTCGACGGCCAGGCCGGTGCGGTTCTGGATGTGCACGGCGAGTTCGGAGATGGTGATGGGCGTCAGTTGTAGTGATGCTGTGGCCAAGGGTGCACCTCGCATTGGACTGGTCTGGCCTGGCGGTGAGAGATCGCGGCCGCGGCGCGGCGCCAGGCCATCGCGGCGTACCCCCGTGTGGGGGCAAGGGTGATAGGCCTTCAGGCTTTGGCGTCGGTGTCGGCGAGCTTGATCTGGACCGCGTTGCGGGCATAGATGCGCATGCCGAGCTGCGCCAGGTCGTCGTCGGTGATGACGCCGTTCTGGTAGTCCTCGAAGGCCTGCTGCTTGTTGACCTCGAAGCGGACGCGGACGTAGCGTCCGGCGAGCTTTTTGAGCAGGGCGCCGAGGCGGTCGAGCAGGGGGGCCTTGAGGCCGTCGAGGACGTCGGCCCAGCTCGATCCGGGCAGAGGGAGGAGGCGGCGCGCCAGGCGGACCGAGACCACGCCGTGGTTCAGCTCCTTGGTGCGGGCGGGCTCGATGTCCGGCAGGTGCTTGAGGGTGTAGCGCTCGACGGCGCGCTTGCGGTCGCGGAGCTCCTTGAGCTTGGCGGCATTGCGGGCGAGCTGGGCGTCGAGTGCTCGCCGGCGCTCATTCAGGGTGGTGGTGTTGGCCGTGACCGCCTGCTGCAGCTTGCGCTGCCTGGCGAGGGAGCGATCGACGTCGGTCCAGGTCTGGATGAGCAGGAGCTGCTTCGGTTTGGTCTGCTGTCGGTCTGGCATGGCGTCACCTCAGAGAGGCAGAGTTGGGTCAGACGAGCAGGAGGTCGCGTTGGGCGGCGGCCAGCTCGCGGTTGCGATCGCGGACGACGTTCTTCATGATGCCCAGGAAGTAGCGCTCGGGCTTAGTCGTGTAGCTGGACAGGTAGATTTCACAGGCACGGCGGAAGACCCAGAGCTGGAACTTGCCGGCGGAGGTGAGGAACTCATCGAGCTGAGCCTGGGAGAGCTTGCGGTCGCGTGACCGATAGAGGCGGAACTTGTCGAGTATGACGGCGAGGACTGTGACGTCGTCGTCGGTGAGGTCGTCGGCCCAGGCGCGGCGGAAGTCTTTGACGCCCTGGGCGAACTCGCGCAGGTGCTCCGCGGAGGCGTACATGCCGTCGCGCGGGTGGGCGGCGGCGGGAGGCAGTTGGCGGCCCCGGGCGATGGTATCGGCGTGCCGCTGCAGCTCCGCAGTGAAGGCCTCATACTGATACATGGTGAGGTCTTTGGAGGAGGCCACCTGGTACTGCTCCTGCAAGAGGGCCTTGGTGGCATCATGGTCGAGGGCACAGAGACGGGCCAGGTTGTAGAGCCGGCCGATCTGGCGGGCAGTGGGGTGGCGTACTTCGTCAGCGTCGTGCATGCTTGCCACCTCCCGTCCGGCGCTGGAGGGCAGAGACCGTTTTGCGCAGGGAACTGTTCTCGGCGCGCAGCCGGGAGATATCATCAGAGAGGGCGGCGATGGTGGCGGCGGAGGTCTCCGCCTCGCGGCGTTCGCGTTCGCGGCGTTGCTTCATCTCCTGTCGGATGATGGGTCCGATGACGGCGGGGCTCCATTGGTCGTCCATGTCAGGCGGCCCCCAGGAGGCAGTCGGCGGCGATCGCGTGCACCAGGTCGGGCGTGACCTGGACGGAGTCGCTGCCGTTTTCTGCCTTGGCGATCAGGCCGAGGACGGCCTCAATGTGGCGGAGGTTGCCGGCGGTGTGATCCCAGAGAGTGTCCACGACCGCAGTGTCGAAGCGGGCGTCGAAGACCTTGTGGAGATCGGCGTCGGTGAGACGGGGCATCATGAACTTGTAGCCGACGCGGTGCTTGGTGGGGGCGGCGTACTCAAGGACGGTGAGGAGTCCCGGGCAGCCCATGAAACAGATAGCGACGCCGGCTTCCTCGGAGAGGTCGCGCATCATGTCGAGGTCGGCGGCGCGGAGGCGATCCGCTTCGTCCATGATGAGGAAGTACTTGCGCTCCGAGAGGATCTTGGCAACAGCGTTGTAGAGCATGCTGACACGATGGCCGACAGGCTCCTGGCCGAGAGCGAGGGAGACCTTCTCGAGGAGGAACATGGGCGTGAGGATGTTGCGGGGCGGGCAGAAGCAATGGCGCGCGTGGCGGGGATGGGCCTGGCAGAAGAACTCGGCGGCGAAGGTCTTGCCCTCACCAGCGGCGGCGCTGATGACAGAGAGCGGCATGTTGGTGTCAACGAGTTTGGCGGCGAACTCGAGGGCCTTGACGGTGTGGCGGAACGACGGGATGGGCCACACATAGGGCTTGAGGACCGGGCGACGGGGCATGGCTATCTCCTTCCTATAGTAGAGGTCTGTGCGACGCGGGCGGCGAAACGTGAAGCGGATGGTAGTATCGGTACGCACTGGTCGCGGACGACCAGTGGCACCCGGACTGCGACTAGGTAGTGGCGGCGCGGCGGATGAGTGGGACGCCGCCGATGGTGATGTTTTCGAGAGCGGCTTCGGCTTCGTGCGAGAGGCCAGGAATGGCCGGCGGCGGGACGATGTCGGGCGGCGGGGCGGCGATGCCGGGCGCGGCGGCGGCGGCGGCGGCGAGGCGCGCGGTGAGATCGGCGGCGGCGGCAGGGTTGGCGAGGATGCTCTGCTCCCACTCGCGTCGCTCGGCGTCGGCCTGGGCGTTGGCCTGCTTGCGAGCGCGCAGCTCGGCCTCGGCCTGTGGGGAGCCGGAGAGCAGCGGGTTGTCGAGCTTCGCCGTGCAGATGAGCCCCCAGGGCCTGGCCACAACCTTGCCGTTGAGGAGGTGTCGGGTCTGGCCATAGACGCGGATCTCGCGGATGTCGGCGGGGTCGTAGCGTATCTCGACCTGGGTGTTGTTGCAGCCGACGAGTTCGGGGGCGTAGTACTCACAGTTGAGGCAGCGGATCTTGCCGGCGTGCACCGTGGGGTACTTGCGGGAGAGGACGGCGGTCTCGAGGACGTCCGTGGAGTAGGTGCGGTTGGCCACAGGCGGGTGGGCGAGCCAACTCTGGACGGGGGTCATGCCGGTGGTGCGGATGGTGTGGTGATTGTAGGTGCCGGCGATCCACTCCCAGAGGAGATCGTTCGCCTGGGCGAGGGTCAGGAGGGGTTGGTTGTTGCGCTTATCGAGCCAGGTGCCGGCGCGGGCGGCCGCGGACCGCTTGCCGTCAGTGCGCGGGGCGAGGCAGCGGAAGTCGTCGTCCACGGTGACGCGGTGTTCACCCTTGTTGTCGTTGCCACAGTAGCCGGGGAGGGTGGGCTCGAACATGTGGTGGAGCGTGCCGATCGCGCGCTCGATTTTACCTTTGTCCTGGGGATAGTAGGGATGGGAATCGTTGCGCTCGATACCGAGATTGCCGAGGGCGGCTTCGAGGTTGGCGGACATGTAGACTTTGCCCCAGTCCACGGTGAGCCGGACGGGGACGCCAGCCTGGGGCCAGGCGTCGGACTGTCGGCGGATGGCCTGGTAGAGGACGGTCGCGACCTCGGTGTAGGGAGTCTCGGTGGCATAGCGAGCGTACATGATGCTGCGGGTGCAGGCATCGAGGCAGACGGTGAGCTGCACGCGAACGGGCTTGTCATGGTGAGGGGCGAGGCAGAAGAAATCGCTCTTGCTGCTATCGATCTGCCACTCGTCGTTGGCATGCGCAACGTCGATGGTGGTGTAGGCTTTTTGCCAGCGCTCGCGCTCGTTGAGTGTGGTCTGGCGGAGGCGGCGGAGGGCGCTGTCGGTGATGACGGTGTCGGGAAACTGGTGGCGGAGTTGCTCGCCGATCAGCGCGGTGGAGAGGAGGTCGGCGCCTTTGCGGATGAAGAGGGCGCGGGCGGCGGCGACGACGTCGTCGGGTAGGGCGCGGGAGGCTCCGGCGTCGGCGCGTGTTTTGCGCGGAGGCTTGCCGCTCTCGACACGCTCGATGTGTCGGTAGACGGTGGAGTCGCTGACGCCGAGGCGCTGTGCGAGCTGCGAGATGCGTCCGCGTCGCTCGGAGGCTTTGAGGCGCGGGTCGAGGAGTTGCGCGGCCTGGATAGCGAGACCGATGTCGGCGGGGCTAGATGACATAGTCATCACCGTCCGGACTCGGGGCGGCTGCGGCAGGCGCAAGCTCGCAGAGGAGAGCCGCGATCGGGATGTTGAGGGTAGCGCAGATGCGGGCGGTCAGCTCGGGCCCAATGCCGCTCTTCCCGAGTTCAACAAGGGAGAGTGTGGCCTGGCGCACGCCGCAGTGATGTGCGAGCTGCACGAGTGTGAGCTTGTGGGCGCGGCGAGCGACACGGATGACGTGTCCAACGGCTGGTGATGCTGGGATGGCGGTGCGCTTGAGTGGTGGGTAGGGCGTAGTAGCCGGCATCTGCATCTCCTTCGGAGAGAACTCGCCGCGGGGTGCTTCCACACACCCCGCGGCAACCAGAGCCAGCGATTGCCCTGAGGGTTCGACACCCACGGGTCGGGCGGTCCCGTGGAAAAGCTCGTTGGTGATGTCAGTGTTGTGGAAGATTGACATTCTGGCTCCGGTGTAGACTGCGTGTCTACAGTAGCAGGGAGTGTAGACTGTCCGTCTACGCGTGTCAAGTACATTCCGCGCACAAGGGGGAGTAGAAGACAACGTTGACGGGTATAGTCCGGAGGCCCGGACGCCGTTGTGGAGGAAGACCACATGCCGCAGGATGACGATCCGAGGGGGCTGGGACAGCGCGTCAGAGATGCCCGCCGCCGCGTGGGTATGAGCGGGCGGGCGCTGGCCGCGGCGATAGGCCTGTCGCCCACGGCCATCAACAAGATCGAGCTGGGCAAGTCTGGCGCATCGATAGATACGGTGGCGAGAATCGCGGAGATCACGGGAACTAGCATACCGGAGTTGTTTGGTTCCGATCCGGGGAGCGAGTATCTAGTGGCTTATCCGAGCGCTGGCGTCCTCAGCAACAAGCCATACAGCGAGTGGCCGGAGTTTCTGAGGGCAGAGACGCCTACAGTGTGGCCCGGCAACCTCCGCGTGTTTGTGGCGTCGGTTGCAGCGGAGATGATGCAGTTGATCCCGGACGAGGTTCCGTTGTTGGCTAAGACAGCGCAGATCGGGGGAGTACCATTGACCGAGGCCGAGTGGATCACCTAGCTATCATTGCTTCGTATCCTAATCGGAGCATATGGAAGGCCTGTGGCACTGGAGGTGATAGCAGCCGATAGCGAAGATGGGGACTGAGTGTTCGGTTGGCAGGGGCCTATGCGCCCCACAACGTAGAGGGGGCAGCAACGATGGCCAGGATGGTCAAGCGAGCGTTGACGGAGGAAGAGCAGGGCGCGCGGGTGATGAAGTGGGTGTTCGTGGGGCTCGTGCTGGTGGCGGGGTTCTGCTATGGCATGGTGAAGTGGGGCGAGCACATTGCTCCCCCAGATTCGCCGGCCGCCAGGGGAGCGAACGTGGATACGGGGACCGTCAGCATGCCCCCGAAGGCGGCCCCGCCGCGGACCGCGACCGGCGGCAGCGGGGAACGCGACATGACCTGGGCGAAGAGTACGTCGGAAGCGTGTACGATTCAGTCGCAGCTCCGCAATGCCGACCCGGCATTGTATGCGTTCAGCAAGAACGGGAGCATCGCAGTGACATATGACATCTCGCGGTATGGGGATAGTCTGCCGGCGGCCCGAAGGGCATTTATCGAGCATGTGCGGATGTTCTCGTCAAAGCTTGCACAGACGTTTCCCAACGCGACTCAGTACTCCTTCGTGTGCAGCGCTGCGGCCTATGTGGAGCAGCCCAATATCCCGGCATTCATGGCAAACGCGGAGCGCTCAGTCGTACTCTCCTTGGAGTGGCAAGAGGCCTCCACAGAAGGACTGGTGAAGCTCCTGGACTACTACGAAGAGAGTGACGAAGTCAAGCGACTCCGCGGTGTACTGTGAACATGCAGTACCGCATTGCCCAGTGGGTTTGGTACCATATCGGGGCGGCGATCTCGACGGTGGGCGGTGGGCTGGTGGCGCTGGGGGAGTGGATCAAGGCAGGGACGCAGTATAGTCAGCCGGACGATAGACGGCGCCGTTAGCGACGATGACGAGATGGGATGAGCCCCGCGCGAGCGGGGCTTTTTTGTTGCCTGAAAGGCAAATGACAGAACTCTGCAAGGAATTCGAGGCGCATGACAGCTATCTGCAAGGTTCCTGACAGGACTCTGCAAGGTTCTCCGTGCCACAATAGTCGATGCGGCCGCGGGCAATTGCGCTCAACGTTCTACAACAATCAGCGTACTACGGCATTAGCTACAGCGTACCACGGTTGTGCTTGACAGTTGGCTACAATGAACTCATGCACAGAGATGGGTCGCGGCCAATCGAGGAGTTCTGGCAGTTCATGGAACTGCCGGCCACGCCCACGGATGAGATCATGGTGTTGCCGTACGGTGTGTGGCGTCACCCGTGGTACGGTCAGCTCGCGATCGACGAGAGAGACGGCGAGGAGTGTGTCGCGAACTTCGCCGCCAACGTGTACCTGCAGAAGATCCCGATCGAGTGCGCGTGGCACATGGCGACAGTGGAGGGAGCTGCGGGGTGGTACACGTCGCTGCGGTCGGGCGACAAGGGCGTGTATGCGACGATCGAGTGGAACCGGCTGGGGACGGAGTTGATCGGAGATCGGCGGTTCCGATACCACTCGCCGGAGGTCTACCTCCGCAGTGCCGGCCAGAAGTGGGTTCGGCCGAGCGACAGCCAGCCGTTCAGCAACCTGATCGTTGGGGACAGCCTGGTCAACCAGCCGTTCTTCAAGGAGCTTGGTGAGATCGGTGGGCAGTTCGCGGAGCCGCGGGTGGGGCCGACGATTTTCCGCGTGCCGCTGGTGCAACCGGCGGCGGAAGGGGAGCGAGAGATGGCGGACCAGAAGACGCAGCAGCAGGGGACTCCGAACACGAGCGAGGCGCCCGTCACGGCGGCGAGCGGTGGAGGGCCGTCGCCGGCGGAGGGTGTCGCGCAGATCGGCGAGCGGCTGGCGGCGATGGAGGCCGAGCTGGGGAAGCTGCGGGCCGAGAACGCCGACCTCACGACCGCCCGGCAGCAGGACCAGGCGGCGCTGCAGGCGACGCAGTCGCAACTGCTGCGGGCGAGCCTCGAGCAGCGGGTGGGGGCATTGCGTTTCGGGGACAAAAAGGCGATATACATCGCTCCGGCGGTGCGCACGCGCATTGTCGAGGCAGCGCTGATGGTGAGCGACGAAGCCCCCGCGATGATGAGCGAGGGGGATGAGCAGCAGCCATCAGTGCGGGAGCTGATCCTGACGATCGTGGCAGATCTGCCGGGGTCGCTGGTGGAGGGTGGGGAGCGCGGGATCGCGGCGGACGGGGAGCAGATTCTCGACGCGGCGGCGCGGTACGAGGCGGCGGTTGTGAAGGCGATGGCCGACCGCAACATCGAGCGCCCCGCGGCGATGTCGGTGGTGAACGCGGCGGAGCCGGCGTTGGCGAAGGACGCGGGGCTGGGGTAACGGCTGCTCGGTGACGAGCAGTGGCACCGAAGCAGAGTAGCGCATAAGGGGAGACGGCAATGGCGACGAGCAGACCCATCTGGGATGAGAGTTTCATCGCGGGCGAGGACCTGAGCAGCTCACAGTTCTGTGCGGTGAAGCTGAGCGCCGCGAACACCGTGGTGCTGTGCGGTGTGGGGGAACAGGCGGTGGGGATCCTGCAGAACGCGCCGACTTCCGGCCAGGCAGCGACGGTGCGAGTGCTCGGGTCCAGCCTCATGAAGGCCAACGGACCGTTCGCGTTCGGGGACGTACTGGCAGTGGTGGCCGCCACGGGGAAGGTGGACACGGCTTCGGCGGCGAGCCACAACTTCGCGGTGGGTCAGGCGTGGGCAGCATCGGGGGCGGCGAACGACCTGGTGGAGTGCCTGGTGTGGACGCGGCTGGTGGAGCAGACGGAGCTGACGTACCGGGTGCCGCTGCGAGTGTCGGTGGCGGGCGACATCACCTCCAACATCGCGGCGACGCTGATCGACGTGGCGCACGGGGCGGGAAGGATCGTGCGGGCGGGGATGGTGCTGGGGAACACGGGGGCGGACGGCACAGACGCGCTGAGCGCGGAACTGGATGTGCTGGTGGACGGCACGACGGTCTTCAGCACGAAGCCGGCGCTGGCGAAGACGGCGGCGGACGGTGCGAGCACGCTGACCGCCGGGACGGGTGTCACGGTGGGAGTGGTCAACGCCGCGGCGGACGACGTGGCCGCCAACAGCAAGGTGACCTACACGCTGACGTTGACGAGGACGACGCCGGAGGATGAGGTCGCGGACCTGTTCGTGGTCGTGGACGTGGAGTACACAGTGACGCTGTAGCAGCAGGGGGGCGGGCGAGAGGCTCGCCCTACGCGCGAGGGCAGCGGCGGGTCGCTGTGACGACGGAGCAATGGGAGGAAGATGATGGCGCTCGAATCTACTCATGTGAATGTGCCGCTGAGCACGCTGTCGATCGGCTACCGAAACAGCGGGTACGTAGCGGATCGGGTGTTCCCGATCGTGCCGGTGGTGCGGGACAGCGACTCGTATGCCATGTACGACCTGAGCGCCTTCCGCAATGAGACGACGCTGCGGGCGCCCCGGACCGAGGCGCGGCTGGTGCACTGGGCCAACACCTGGGGCACGTACGCCTGCGACGAGCACGCCCTGGCCGACATGATCGACGACAAGGAGCGTCGGAACAGCAACGTTCCGGCGGACCTGACGAGCCAGATGGTGGAGCGGCTGACTGACAAGCTGCTGCTCTCGCGGGAGGTGCGGGTGCGGGACCTGCTGTGTTCCACGGCGACCTGGACGAACTCCAGCCCGACCGCGAAGTGGGATGTGGCAGGGACCGATGTGATCGGCCAGGTGAAGCAGGCGGTGACGTCCGTGACGCTGCTGCGTCCGAACACGATGGTGGTGTCGCGGGCAGTAGTGGACGCCCTGGAGGGCAACACGGCGATCCTGGATCGGATCAAG